TTATCCTGATATTTTATCACAGGGGATCATTTCAATCTCATAAAAACGTCTTGCATTTATGAAATACGCCCATCTGTTACCTGATGTATGTACTGCATATCCCCAGGGAAAAACACCCTGCTGTAAACCTTTTCTGACCGTGTTATGGTTCATACCCATCAGTTTCGCCGCCTTCGTCACATCAAGTCTCGGGATAACGCCATCCCTGATTTCAAGCTGTGGCATAACCTGAAGTTCCTGATCCATGCTGGTGAAGTAATCAGAAGCCAGACCAAGTGACGTAGCAATGGCACTCTGGACATCTTCTGACGGGATCTGTTTACCTGACAGATACTGGCTCACAGAACCCTTACTTTTCCCGGTCATTGTTACCACCTGCCGCTGGTTCAGGTTCAGTTCCTGCATTGCCTTTTTTAATTTCTCAGCAAATTTCATTCTTTTTTTACCTCTCATGTGCCTTTTATTATATCATTTTTGTTCATATAACGTCCATATAAACTTGAAAAAAGCAAGGATGTAGATTTTTACGCCCTTGCTTTTTAACGCTTACATTTCCAATAAATAATACTATTTACTATGCTATCAATTCCGGTTTATTATACATCTTGTAAAATTCATTTAATGCTGCACCATGAATACGAAACAGATATCTTACATTGTAACTCATATCTATTGCAATTTCTTTCCATGTTTTCATTTCAATGTATTTCTGGTGGAGAATGTTTTTATAACGCTCATCATCAAGCTGATTAATCTCATCAGACACCTTTTTCTTAAATTCATCAAGATCAATCATCAGATTATCAACTAACTGCTGCTGTTCATCCATTTTCGCATATAAATCATTTATTTTATCTGTCGTATGTGTAGCCCGTACTTTGGTAGTATCATATTGTACTGCGCCAGCAGAATCCAACACTTTTCTTAATCTTTCTATTTTCTTCTGGAGATTCCGAACATAGATTTCTTTATTTCCTACCTGTTCCAGATATTCTTTTGCAGTCATTATATCAACCTACCTCTCAATCACGTCAAAATCAAGTGTGGAATAACGCTCATGACCTTTTGCCCACCATTTCACGTCTGCTTCCATGTCACCGGTATAAAACTCCCTTGTCACATCCCGCCCTTCCAAAGGATCCCAGTATGTAACCATCACATACTCAGGATCAAACGCCTGAAGGATTGCCGTGATCTGGGTCTTTGTCAGATTTACCCAGCCAAGGCTCAGGGTACGCTTCTTTGCGATCCTGTTCTTATGCATCTTGACATCCTGTGTTCTTCCTGCATTCTTCGCAGATACATCTGATTTTTTCCATTTAAACTTGGAAACTTCTTTAGGCAGTGTCACACCGCCCACTTTAATTACAATGTTGTCCATGTGACACCCCCTGTCAAATTGTCTCAGTTACCGCAAAACGGTAATCATATTTCTTTTTACCCTTGCGAACTACCTTGTACAGTGTTTCGCTGTCGGCTTTCAGTGTAAATTCAAGGGTAACATCTTTTTCAGCATCATCCCTGTCAAGGATTCCGCTGGCATTGAATGCATCAAGTACAGCTTCAAATACACCATTCTTGATTCCTTCAACGATCTGGTTGTTATTGGCTACTGCGTTTCGACTTCCCATTTTACCGACCATCTCAGGTCCTGCTTCATTGGCCACAAACAACTGTCCCGCTTCCGGGAAACCACCTTTCGCATACCATTGTAAATTGAAACGTGGAAGTGAGAATGAAAAATTACCAATGTTAATGGATCCACCAGACCAGTCCCAACCGATATGCGGCATAGGGATATGGAAATTTGAGAATCCTTTTGCAAAATTCTGTATTGCATTTCGGCCTACATTAAATAGGTTTGGAATTACAGACGAAATTTTGTTTGGAAGATTACTTAAAATCGTAGTAAATGTACTCCAGTTACCATTAAAACCTCCTTTTAAACCTCCCACGATATCTTTTCCTTTTGATGTTACTTTTTCTTTCAGATTTCCAATCTTGGTAAATACTTCATCCTTAATCTTTCCAACATACCTCAAAAATCCGCTTTCTTTTACAGATTCCCAGCCAGTCTTTAAACCAGTAATAGCATCTGAACCTTTTGATTTAATCCAGGATTTTGCATCACCTGCTTTAGTCTTGATATAACTTCCAATCTTAGATGCTGTCTGTCCAACAGTGCTTTCCTTTACAGACTCCCATCCGGTTTTTAGTCCTTCCAGGGCATTTTTGCCTTTTTCTTTCAGCCATTCTTTCGCATTTCCCAGCTTGTCCTTAATCCATCCTGGAAGTTTTTCTACCCAGGATAAAAGTGACTGTAAATTATCTTTCAGACCTTTAAGCAGACCACTGATAATATAAGTACCCTGCTCTGCCATGACAGTTGATGGTGAGTGAATACCAAAGGCATTTTTAAACCCTTTTATAAATGGTGTAAAGATATGTTCTTTTATCCATCCACCAATGCCAATTATTCCATCTTTTATCCCTTTCAGAATACCTAACGGAATATTGCCACCGCATTCTTCTACTTTTTTCTGAAAATAATGTTGAGCATCTGCAAGTGCATCTGACACAAAACTGCCAATAAATGCAGCCAGACCACCAAAACCAGCCCCTACTGCTTCAAATGCACTATCAGCAATACCACCCCAGTCGATATTGACTAAGAAGTCTTTAACCTTGTTGTAAATCGTGTCTCCCATAGTCCACCAGTCAAGACCTTCTATTGCTGAAAGTTCGAAATCGAAGAGCCCCTTGATTCCGTCAGATATCATCTGACCTATCTTTCCAGTATCAATGGTTTCAACTGTACCTGTTACAAAATCTGCAAGTGCTGTACCCAGTCCAGCCCAGTCAAAATTGTGAACTGCTGTATAGGCAAAATCTATAATGGTATTGATACCATTACCGAAAGACTGACCAACTAAAGCCCAATCAGTTGTCTGAATGAAGCTATTTAGTGTATCAGTGATACCCTTTGCGATACCATTAGTTGTGCTTCGTATGAGATTCCAATTAATACCGCTTAGCGCACTATTTATTCCGGTTCCAACAGAATCTCCAAGAGTCTTCCACTGAAATGTCCGAGTAAATGAGGATAGATATTTGAATACTGTATTTAAGCCATTTGCTAAAGTTGTCCCTACCAGAACCCAATTTATGGTAGTGATTCCACCATTTAAAGTCTCTGCAATACCTTTTCCCCAATTTTCAGCAGTAGAGTAAATCAAATTCCAGTCAAGGCCACCCAGCGCACCGTTGATACCATTGCCGATTGCATCCCCCAGGCTTTTCCAGTGAAAGTTTTCGGCAAATGTATTTGCCATACCAAAAGCGGTATTGATACCTTGTGCAAGGGTATTACCAACCAGTTTCCAATCGACAGTTTCAAGGAAACCATTCAGGAAAGTGGCAACACTCTTTGCAATCTTGTTACAGGTGTTCTTGATCTTATCCCATGGAATACTCTGCAATGCGGCATTCAGTTTTTCACCGACCATCTCACCTATCTTTGTGAAATCAGCTTCTTTCCATGCCTGTTTGATCAAGTCGGCCAGTCCTTTGATTTTTGACGGAATTTCTTTTGTCTCAAACATATCAGATGGTGATAAGCCACCTGATGTATCGGCTCCATTATTACCGCTATCATCAGAGCTGCTGTTGTCATCCATTTTGTTGATCTGGTCAAATCCAAGGATGGTACGTTGCAGGTCTTTGTTTGCCTTCTGCGCATTTTTTGCAGATGATGCATTATTATTCAGACTCTTTGCATAGTCCTGCTGAACCTTTTTTGCAGTGATATAAGTGCCTTTTCCTGTTAATGCACTCGTCAACTGACCAAATGTGTTCACCACTGAAATGATCTTCTGTATGAGACTATTCAGTATTGGTGCTACCACATTCAATATCGGTGCAAATGCCGCCGCAAAAGCATTTTTTAACTGCGTCAGGGAAGACATCAGCATTGAAATACTGTTATTTGTCTCACCACTGTACTGTGCCAGGTTTTTGAATCCATCTACTAACGCACTTCTCAGCTTGTTCACCAAAGCAAAAAGTGACCTGATACCGAATGCATATTTGAGAATGTTTTTTAATCCACCGCCCAGTCCACCAGATGCTGATTTTGTTGCACCTGTGAACCTTCGTAAAATAGGAATACCGCTTGTAAACTTCTGTATGAGTGCGGCGAATGCACCGGATGTTTTTTGAATAGCACCAGATGCTAAAGTCTTAAGGCCAGAGCCAACACCTGAAATCAATTTTTTCAAACCGCCCCAGCCTTTTGAACCTAAATAGGCTGCATCACTCAAAACATGACCCAAAACAGGGATCCTTTTTATCGCTTCGACCACAGATCCTTTTACTTCTTTGATGCGTTCCGCTGTTTGTTTCATGACAGCATTAGCTGTTTCAAAACTATTACCATCACTTAGTCTGCCAGTATAAGCACGTTCCGTATCTTGTCCACTATTCTGTAATAATGCAATTTTATTTCGGAATGCTATTAAGCGTCTTTCTGTACTCTCAATCTGTTCATTGATTTCACCAACAGCATCAGTGTTTCCATCTGCCAATAAATCTCGTTTCTTTTGATTAAGTTTTTCAAGTATCTGAGCTGCACGGTCAGCATCCCGTTCTGCTTGTTTAAACTCATCTGTATATACTTTTATGCCTGCTGCAATCTGGGCTTCTTTTATATACTGTTTTATTCCAGAATTTACCGCTTTAATCTCAGTAGTATTCTGAGACATTGCATTATCAGACTTGATTTTCTTTTCTTCTGCCTGAAGTTCTTCAAGTCTCTGCTTAGCAAGTTCCATATTTTTCAGTAGTTCTTTAAATGCACCACTTTCGTTTCTCGGAACCCCAAGATCATCCCATTCTTCAATGTTTGCCTGGTATTTAGCCATTTCTTCTTTGGTTTTACGGATTTCATCCTGTACTTCTTTTAACCCTTTTTGTGCCTGTTCTGTGTCAATTTCCACTTTTGGCTGCTTTTCTAAAGACATAGACTGTTTTATTTTCTGAAACATAGCGGTCATTTTTTTTGTAGAATTAGTTATACCGTCCATCTTCATAGCCTGTTTGACCTTTGAAGTTTCGGACTTAACAGAATCACTGACGTTTTTGGTCACTTTCTGGGCTTTTTCCATTTCTTTCTTGTAAGAAGCTGTGGATGCTTCCAGAATGACTTTCAGTTTTGCAAGTGTATCACTCATACATTTTCACCCCTTTCTTTTTTATATTTCTGGTCGGCAGCAGTACCGACTAAATGATAACAAGCAACATTTTGTTGCTACATCACAATTTTATGTGGTTTAACCACTTAAGTCAATATGTATTTGTGAAACTTCAACAATTTTGTTGAAATACCACACTTTACTGTTATAATTGAACATGAAAGAGGTGATATACAATGAAAGACAGGATCAAGAAAATCAGAAAAAAACTTGATCTGACGCAACAGGAATTTGCTGATAAACTTTGCATAAAACGAAATACCTTAGCCAGTTATGAAACAGGTAAAAGTAATCTGAGTGATGCTGCCGTTTCCTTGATTT